CCCGATGATATTCTTACCTTCGGGATATAGTTCCTCAATAAGATGAGAAACCCTATCCAGATTGACAGTTGGGCCATCTGGGTGACCTAGTTCTCCGAAAGCTCGTTTCTTCTCAACTAGTTCCTTATTGTACCTTCCGACTTCTTTTCCTAAAACTTCCATAGGATAAACCCTCCCATTTCTGTTCTTTGTCTCAGCCTGCATGAAAATTCCTTTAATCTTGGTAGATTTAGAATCTCCTTCTTGCAGAACCTCAAAGTCATCGTACATTTCTGTGATTAATTTCATTTTTTTCTCCTACCAATGAAAGGCAATTTTAGTACAACTAATATTACCAGTTGTTGCTATTGTATCTGCTGCTTGTTTTGCAAGAGTAATTGTTTGGTTTGCCTTTAATTTAATACTCCCTGCGTATGGCGATGTGCCGGCAGAAGCAGCAACTGTAATTGTTGTGTCTGCTTCTGCTAAAATATATAAAGCATCAGCACTTCCTATATTATCTGTACCATCACCACTAGTATGTGCGGTGGCTGCACCCTTTAATTTGTACATTGTTTCTCCTAAATTGTGAGCATTTCTTTATCGAAATAGTTCATAATGTCCCTATCTTTGACACCATATTTCTTAGCGATAGATTTTACTGTTTTGTCAAATGTACTTAACATATCGCCTGGATTACCCTCCATAGTCTTGAACAAAGCATCAACTGCACTCTTCATTTTGGGAGTGAGTTTCTTGTACTCATTAGACTTCTTATGTTCGTCTTTTTCAGCAACTGCTTGCCTTAACTCTTCAAACTTCTTCTTCATCTGGTACAGTAGGAACGTGCTGTTTTACTAAGGAATTTGCAACCTCAACTCGCTTTTGATCCAAAGCATAACCAATCTTTGTGGCCATGTCTGCCTTGAATGCACTCTCAGCCTCAACTTTATTGTCTTGAACTAGTGCGTTAACCATATCATGAATATTTGCCATAATCTAATCTCCTTATGTTATCATTTGAAATTCTTCTTCCTCCTCTGGCGGAAGTTCCTCTGGGGGAACTTCTTGAGGTGGTTCTTCCTCTGGTGGAGGCTCTTCTTCAGGTGGTGGTTGTTGTGGATCAAAGCCAGGAACCTCACCTGAATCCCCTTCTTCTGACTCTTTTTCTATCTGCTCATCCATTTTCTCTATGTCATCCTCTGACATACGGAAAACGTGTTTCTGAACATATTCCTTGGAAAACCACTGGCCAATATAGGGTTCCATCATATTTAGTAAATTTAATCGGTCATTAAGCAGATCCATGTCTCTCATCTCTGCATAATGGCCATCTTTTGTATAGGTATATGATAGATTCTCTCGTATTTGCTTCCAATCATCGTCAGCAATGACTCCTTTCAACAATAATTGGGTTTTAAGTATGTCATTAAAGAGAATGTTAAACTTCTTTCGTATTTTTTGGATGAACTTAGTAAATTTAACTTCATCTCTTGTAATTTCTGATCCTCGACCCAGACTGAAACCTTGCTCACCCTCTAGTCTGCTTACAGGAATATTTAAAGACCTGTACAGTTTTCTTTGGAAATAAAGAATATCTTCTACTTCACCAAGATTTTGCCCGCCTGGCAAAGTGGAGATTTCAGTACCTCTCCCACCCTCTCTTCGCGGAAGCCAGAAATCTTCAAGCATACTCATTTGACTGCGATCGTCACGAATCTCTCCAGTTGCTGAGTTGTACACCAACTTGTTTCGGTAACGATTCATTACATCTTTAAGATACTGTTCTGCCTTAACCTTTGGTAGATTACCAACATCAATATAGAAAATTCTTCGTTCAGGAGCTCTTGCGATCCTATAAATCACAACTGCATCCTCAATCATTCTGAGTTGGTTTACTGGTTTGATTGCTTTATGAAGGAAAGATAAAACTAGATTTCGTGTAGGATCGAACATCCCAGATGGACAAAATGCAATCGCATCAGCAGTAATTTTCAGAGCTCCGCCTTGAGTCTGATTCATTCCCTTTTCGTTGTATAAAAAATATTCCTCTAATACCTTTACAGAAGGTGATCCTTTTGGTGTAATTGTCTTATCTACTTTTTTAACTCGTTTTATTTTTAGTGAATCTACATATCGTAATTCTTGTATTCCTTTTTTTGTATCAGATTTATCTATAATCTTATGGTAGTGTAACCTTCCATCAATATACCATCGTCTGAATATATCGTGTGCTTTATTATTAAAATCCAAAAGGCGGAGGACTTGCTGAAATTCTTGCTTTATCCGATTCTTAACTTTTGGGGAATATGGTAGGTTGTCTGTGACGATTGCCACAGGTTGTTTTAATTCTTCTGTATTTACTGCTTCATTGACAATATCTTCTATTGCAAAATCACATTCTGGATGTTCCGCAGTAGTCCGATATCGTTTGATAAGGTCATACTCATTTTTAGTCTGACCCTCTATGTCTAGAAATTCGCTGTAAAAACCAGCAGAAGTAGTTGCGCCATCATCAAGATCGGGGAGAACAAAACTAGGTTCGTTCTGTTCTCCCTGCTTGTTGGCTTTAGTTATCTGAAAACCAAATAATTGTGCCATAAATCTCCGTAATCAATATTAAATATTTATACGGAAGCTTATGTTGTAGTATTTGATTCGTGGAATTGATATCTAAAGGTTACTCCGAACTCCTCAACAGCATCGTTGGAATCATATCCCAAGTCAATATTGTCCAAAGTAGTCGGCCACATACCTCTGAATGTATGTGATTTAATGATATTACCAGCACGATCAAGTTGATCTACAAATGCATCGACTTGATAATCAGCAGGATTTTCTAATCCACTGTTGTCTGACATAGCATTAATACCATTCATCCATCGTTCCACTGCATTACGAACCAAGAAATCTGTGTCATTAATAATAGTGACAGCCCATGTTTCAAAGGTACGATCTCCTGCTATAAACAGTTGTCTTCCTCTAAATGGAATTGCGATTTCTCCTAATGTCTGCCCTGGCAACTGAGCTGAACGACAGAGATAAGACATTACTCTTGATTCTCCACCCACAGCAGAATAGCCGGGAAAGGGCATAGTGACTGAGAACTGATTAGCTCTAGCACCACCACCTTTTAAAACTGCTTTAAAGTCATTTATGTTAGCCATGATTATCTCCTTACGCTCCTACTACTTCACTGAACGCAACACCAGTTTTCGTGGCGATGAAATTCAGAGAAATAAAGTTAATAGAACGAGCAGGTTTGACATAAATGTCAGCAATAAACTCGTTACGATCAATAACTGAACCAGTATTGTTCGTACTATCACAAACGACCAGAAAATCGGTGATACCTCTTCGACCTTGCACATCACGCAAGAAAGGTTCGACCATATTTCTGAATCCAGCTCGAGTGAACTCATCATTGAACTCAAACAACTGAAATTTAGCAGCAGTTGCGATTGCTTTCTCAATAGTGATAAACAATCTTCGTACATTGATTCGATCAAACGCACTTGGTTTTGACTGTGAGGTTTTGTCACCATACAGTAAAGTACCTTGGCCTGGAAACGAAACAACAGGATTGATTCTTGAACGATACAGAATGTCTCTGTTGGATTGTTGTGGATTATAGGCAAGTTTTACAACTCCCCTAATCTGGCCACGATTAAAACCACCTGGCGAGAACCAAGGATCTGCAATTAGATCAGTTCTTGCACAAAGTCCTGCCATGTCTCCATTCAATGGCACCCAGCGATAAGTATCGTTATACTTGTCATACTGGTATTTGTAACCACTGTCAAAGAAACCATAAGATGTTGAAGTTAATGCATCAAAAAATGCTTTAACATTTGCTGTTTGTGCTGTCTCAGTTGTAACTTGAACAACATCTGCTTGCTCAGGGGATACGAATGCAACTGCATCTTTACGATCAGTACACATATCTAATGCATATCCTGCTTGAGTTGCATTTGCTTTACCACAAATGAAAAGATTTAAGTCTACTGTTTCAGTATCTTTAAATCTATTAATTCCATCTAATGCAGTAGAATCTGTTATTGTAAATGAATCAGCACCCCTTGAACTAGCAGCACCACCTAAAGAAACATTTGTAATTGATCCTGCATTTGTAATGATGTCTGTAGAACTTCCAGACCTCAAAGTTGCAATGTCCAATCCCCATGCTTCAGTAGCACTTGTGTTAAAACCACTTGGATGATCCATCCAGTAAATATAACCTGAACTGTTATATAAAACATCTGCATAGTAATTAATACTACCCTGCTCTGTTTTAGCATCAGACAGTTTTGAAAGACCTGTCCATTTTTCCAGAATTTCGCCTGGAACACCTGAGATCAAACCATCTTCATCAATAATGATGATATGCATTTCATCAGCAGTATTAACACCAGTACGATCTTTTACATAATCTGATGTGCCAGGAGCTCCATCAAACTGATCATAATATTCCCATCGTCTGCGAACACCATAATTGTCTGCAACAGCTGATTTTAAACCACCTGCTTTATTTGCAGTTCCAAATCTTTCAATATTCAATCCATCTGATCCAGACTGAACATTATTTGATGTACCTGTTACTCTATATTCCTGACCATCTGCTTCACCAAAATAAACAATGTCACCGACATTGTATAGTGCAGCTCCACCACCAGATGATCCTCCATTATCAATCTCAACTTGAGTATCAGCAGCAGCATGTGCTCCAAATACACTACCCAATGCTGAAGCATTTACCGATGATTCAAATTCAGATGCGGAAGGACACATGGAAACTTTTAAACTATTACCCCATGATCCAGCTGTCTTTGCAGCCCATTGACCGACAGTTGCCGAACCATCATTATATGGCCCAGTCGTGCCGTCACCATCTACATAATGACTGTTATTCTTAATCAAAATTGCTGTCCCTGAACTGACTGCATTCTTCAATGTTCCATCTGAAGGACGAACTACTCTTAGAGCATTTCCATATCCTAAAAAGTTAGCACCAGCAAACCAATCTTCAGCATTATCTGCTTTAGGTTTACCAAAAAGAGATACCAGCTCTTCTTCAGATGCAATTGCTGTAATTTGATCGCACGGCCCCTTTTGTGCAGCCATGACGATACCAGCAATAGAAGTTGCAACAGCAGGAACTACATTTGTTAAGTCTTTTTCTGTTACCTGTACTCCAGGCGAAACTTGAAAACCCATTCCTGACTCCTTATTAGAAGTGTTTATCTTCTATATTTAGACAAAAGGGGTTTTTCAGAAGGGTCTTTTATAACATTCTTGTGTTATAAATAATTTTATGACTAGTCATTATGAACAATATAAAGAAGTAATCAAAAGGGGAGTTAAGAAAGCTCGTAGAAAAAGAGAGATTTGGATCAATGAATATCTTGCCGATAAACACTGTAACTACTGTGGGGAATCTGAAACGTGTGCCCTTGTCTTCTACCCTGAAGACAAAGAAATTAGAATCCTTTCAAGATCGAAAGGACTCAGAGAAGGACTCAGAATACCGATTTTGGAATGGATTCAAACGAATCTCATTGTATGTTTGAACTGTAGAAGTAAGCTAAATAATGATATAGAGCTATCACCAATCCTCTAGCCACTCTTTATTGGAATGGACTACTGGGGAAAATGTAGATCCATATTCATGAATAGTCTCACCTATTGGAATCCCATCCTCATCATATAAACCATCTAACACAAACCCAAACGGAGCCATATCCTGCTCAACCAGATCTGCTTTGTCTCTCCAAAGTTTTTGTCTGATATCTAAGTCTGTCAATTCTTTAAAATATGTTTGATCAGTAAGCCAAGAAAACAACCACAGGCAAGTTACTAAATCATCAGTAGCACCCTCATCAGCTTCCCATGACTGGCCCTTAGAGACAAAAGTTGTCAATTCTACAATAGTATCAAAATCCTGTACTAAAATTTTATCAGCTTCCAATAGGGTCTTAAAATTAGAGCATCCAACCTTTTTTAGTGCTTTGGTTGTCCTTGCTCCTAACTGTGCTTTCTTACCAGAGAACCCACCCCCTGCCATCTGCCCATTTCTACCATGCATAGTGGTCATAATCATATTATCATATTCTAGATCATATTGAAGTGCATCTGCAACTTGTCCTCCAATATCATTGATCTCAACTAGAATGTAAGCAAGATTATAAGCTGTAGCAACCCTGTGAATGATCTGAGGAAAATTCATAGGTTTGATTTCATTATCTCTATAAACTGCAACTTGTTTGTAGGGAATCTCTGAGACATCCATAACTACAAAGGTAGAATAGTCACTAGTAATCCCCCTAGATACATCAACGAGCAAAACATAAGAACTTTCTGGATTAGGATTTTCATATACCTTAAGCCCTGCATTAGTTTTGATAGGCTCATTATGAGATAATGCTCTAAGTTTCGATGGGTGAATAAGAGTATTGACAGACCCTAAAAATTCACACTCAAATTCTACATTGAATTGTTGCTCACTTGTGTTCTTGATGGTTTCTTGTTTCCA